CCAGGGTGTGTCAATAGGGCAGAATCACAGGAGACACTGAGAACCGTCGCTTGAAACATTGTCCGGCTCGGATAGGCATAGGCATCATTGAAGAAACGGCATTTGCGAACACGGATATTTTTACCCGCCGTCTCTAATACCGAAGCATAATACGCACCCCGCACTCTCGCCGTGACACCATCAAGTACGATGTTAGTATCTCCGGCGGCGATATTTATACATTGGGCGTAGTAGTTAAGAGTATCACCCTCGACATAGACACTGTCATCGGCCTCAATATTGTCGGGATCGTGAAGGATATATCCACCGTGCACAGTGATGTTGTGATATCCACTGCGCACATAGATGCCTCTTGCGCCGAGATAAGTACCAAGTCTTTGAGTGGAATCTGTGCCAAAACGGATAGTGTCCGTGCCTAAGTCGATATACCAATTGCTACTATTAACGATAATCCCGTTGGTCAAACTGGACAGTATCGCTCCGTCAATCGTAACGGTATCTATGGCATCCGCAGAATGAACTTGAGAATGTTCGCCTGCCGTACCAGAGGCTTTGAGAGTGTCAGGCAGAATCGTAATCACCTTTTGTGCGGCAAACGCCGGAGCACAACAAAGAAGGAATATGGCGAGTAGTTTTTTCATTGCTGTATCAACGCCCTTCTCCGGCGAGTAGCCGTAGTTTCTCCCGTGGGCTTGTCGGAATAATAAAACACACCTCTTGGCTCTATGTGTCCCGTTTCCGTACTATTATCAAAAAACTGCACGATACTTGCCACTCCATCATTATCACCATAAGCAAGAGCAATAATGATTAATCCGTGAACATTCACAGTATCCGCAATTGTAGCACCAGTAATTCCGAAACTGATAGTATCGAATTTGTCGCCCACCCCGGCAGTTATCAAAACCGAATCAGACTCGCGGGTTGCACTTCTGTCATTAGTTGTATTGTCGCAACCAGCCGTTCCCCATGCCGCTGGAGTACCGGAACACCCCCCCCAACTAGTGGCATTAGCCGAGTCCCACGTAACCCCGCAAGTGTCCCTATTTGAGGCCGTTCCGACGCCAACCGCCCATGCCCTTTTCATCGCAAAAATTGCCGCAAAAATACTGTCACCCGCAGTTGGCGTTGTTTGAACGACGAGATATAATCTCCCCGAATCCATTTGATAGGTTGCGCCAATGGCACGCATGCTATCTATTAGTGTCGTAAAATTATATAATGCGCGACGAGGATTAGAACCAGCGTCGGTCTTACCTAAATATGTTGTCGGGCCTGCTCCATAATTTCTGTTTGTCGCCACATTATTGATGTATGTACCCTCTATTTTACTTGCCGCCTGTGTCGTTGCCCCGACAATCGTAAAACTCCCCGCTCCGGCATGGCTGATTCTCACGGCGCACAAGACCAGAAGAATCAGTATCAGGATAATCAGAACATTTTGCTTCCAGAGTCTCATCGTTTCCTCAATCACATATCAAACAGTAGCCGCAACGGTCACACTGAACGGCATCGCCAGCGACAGTATGTCCGCATTGGGGGCATTGATAATCGGCCTTAATCTTAATCGTTTCAGATTCGGTCATCTCTTGACTCTTATCTCTACGCCAGTGTCCGACGTTATTGTCTTATACTTTGTCGTTTGCCATGCCGCCGTTAAACAAATAGCGCAGGGAATACCTAAGACAAGTGTGATCCCCGCCCACGGCCATGATCCGAGTATCAGGATCGCAACGGCCGCAACGATGCCAGCCATTATTTCGAGAATGTAGATATCCTTCATAATGCCTCAGAAGGTGGCCTTTGCCGCCCAATAAACGATTTCAAGGATCATGCCCGCTGCCGCCATGTTCTCGCTCAGAGAGATTGATATTTCCATGTCCTTCAGCTGGCAGTCCAAACAGTGCGTCCCCAAATCGATGGGGCTGTATATGAGAGTCTTAACATCATCAGCGAAATTGTTTATGTCGTCCGACATGCCAATTGTGGTTTGCCCTTTGACGAATAGGGTCAGCCCGACTTTCATGCGAAAGCGGATATTGGTGTCATCCTCAACCTCTATGACCTCATTCCCCTGCACGACAGCCGCATAGGGACAATCTTCTGCTATAGCATCAAAACTATTCGCACCAAGCGTCACGGCCTTGATATTAGTATGGTATCCAGCCGTTGTTAGGATCGTGCGCAATTGCGTCCTCAAATTGTCCAATATGGTGTCACGGACTGACATTTATTTACCCTTTACCGGTTCCATAACTTTCTTGCGAATCAAATTAACCGCCTTGTCTTTGTTCTTTTCCCACGTCGGCCAGAACCAAGGACGTGGAGGCAATATCATCTCAGTTGTGGATGCTCTTAAATGAATGCCGTTAGCATGCAGGAAAGCTCGCATTCGTTCAGTCACATTAATAGTCGCGCCATATTCGTTGACGGCCCCATAGACGCCCGGAGATCCGCCGGGGCCAACGCTTACGCCCAGGCCGTCCATTTTCATATTGATCGACGCTCTAAGCGCGCCCGTGCGCGAGCGTAATTCTTTATGCGGAGACCGGAAAAAGAACGTGGTCGGGTTAGAACCCTTAAGGTTTTGTTTCAATTCCCTAACCATGAGCATACCAGCCTGTTTCAGTCCAGTCTTGAGTCTGCCTTGCATTCCATTGACAAGGCCGGAAATCATTACCGAGCCGCGCTGTTCGCCATCAAATGAAAAGGTTAGATTTACCGGCATATCATCCTTTTGTATTTTGCTAAACTCTTTAAGATTGAACTGCGCTGCGCGTCAAAAGAATACGTGATACTTGTTTCTCCAAAGTTTTTTGAGTTCTGGCCATGCAGATTGCTCTCGAATTTCACCTTGTAGAGAGCAGCCAATGAAGCACAAGCTATTTTTATATCCTGCGGCACGCTGGCAATTGCATACCCGTAAGTATAGCCTATTCGCCAGTTGTCTTTCTGCCCCTCAAGAAACACATTGCCATCAACAAAGTAGATGCGGCCGCCGGCTAAATCCGTTTCGTAATTCCAGTCCGAAAAGACACTCTGCCATGTCGTACCACCAGAGCCGGTGCGATATCCAAGAATCGAAACCGTGATAATCGGGACATACTTGGTAAAATAGTGAGCTTGGCCATCGCCGGTGAATATCTCGGTCAAGGCACTACTCGGAGTGATGAGCTTTTGATTGAGTTCAGTTTCAATGTCCTGGCTGGCGGCATTTATAGCCGGTTCGTTAAAAGCATCTTTCGAGGTGTCCGTCGTAGATAAGAGCGCCCGAAATTCCGCCAAACTGATAAGAGCATTTGCAGCAAGGGCCATACTTATCTCCGTTTCCTGCGACTACCCTTTTCGGCCGTATTCGAGGGTGCTGCGGCCTCGGCTGTATTAAGGGGATGCTCCAAGATCGCCGTATTGATTATTCCTTCATCATCCTCACAGGCCGCCTCAAAATGATCTGGGAATGTGCTCAATAATCGGGCCGCTTCTTTGTCGGAGATATCTCGGATATCCCCGTCCGCCATCATTCCGATTGACCCATTGTAAATACGCAAATGTTTACTGCCCCTAAATCTGATCTTCATCTTTTCCTCCTTTGGTATGGCCGGGATTATTAGTCCCGGCCATAACGTCAGCCACTATACAGTTGTCACTCCATAGCCGAAGACAACGGGAATGTCAGAGGCCGAGGGGAAGGAAGCTGCAAAATCACACTGAAAATCAGACCGGAACCAAGTCACGACATCGTAAACATTGTTGATGCCGTCCCGGATGATCTCCGGCGACGGTTGTTTCCAGATGCCGCGCGAGAAAGCGCGCCGATTGACCAAGACAATTATCGAATGCGTTTGGCCTGATCCGGTGTAATAACCAGTCGGAGCAAACGTCTGGAGAATCCATTCAGACGGGATAATCGGAATCCCATAGACCGAACCTATCTGTCCATTAAGTATGGTAGCGCCTGAACCAATCTTGTCGACAGTTGTCACGACGGAATGACCATCGCTGTCCCGGAAATTCATAAACTTCCGCAGATAGGTTCCTAATGAGCATATAATGGCAAGGTCGCCCGGATTCTGCCCGTATGTGCCCATCAGAGCCCAGAGTTTAATAAAGGTGTCGGTGTCAACCGTTGACATATCCAAAGTGCCAGAGCGAGCAGCCGCAATCTGCCGCAGCCCGTTGCCGCAGTAACGACAGTCGGTTGCACCCGGAACGTCACCAGAATCGAAACTTGTACCGGCGGCATCGTCACCGGAAAGGTCCCATTTGTCAAGTGCTCTCGCTTGTCCCTTCGCCGACTTATCCATAACATACGGGATGATCGGAATCATCGAATCGTCTGTCATTTCGCCGGAAATCTGAACGCGAGTCCGCAGCATTTCCGCGACGTAAGCGACGTTTGCCGATCCCGGTGTCTGCTCGGTAGAATCGAACGCGGAAATGTATGCCGTCTTTTGAGCGAACCGCGTCGCCAGAATATCCGCCCCCTCAACCGGCTTATAGCAACTGGCTTCGAGCATTGTCCACTTTTCAAAGAGGTTATCTACCAGCGAGGCCATGCCGATCATCTCAATGAGACGATTGCTATAGCCGGTTGGCACATACTGCGACCCCTCGGCGGAGGTTGCCGTATCCATTGCAAACCTCTTCACGAGTCGATTCAGGAACTTGCCAGCCTTCATCTGGCTAATCCGATCCTGAATGGGAATCATCTTCCGCGTCGGGTCTTTTGCGCAGAGAGCCATATCAATTAGATGGACATTATCCGACCATAATTGAGCTTGTTCAATGTCATCGCAGACGTTTTTCGAGAAGAGCCTCCGCGCAGCACCACCAGGGATATTCATAACCTGTTCGAGGCTCAGGGGAATTTCGTGAAGAGTCGCGCCGCCAGACATATTAAGCATGGCGGTCTTGCGATCTTCGTTGAGAGCCTCCACAGCTTTCGTGAATTGTGTACCGATCTTTTCCGTGAATTCCTTTAATTCGACGGAAGTTCTCTTACTCTCATCTCCAAATGCTTTAACTTGGTTTTCGAGCTTGGCTATCTTCTCAACATTTTCCTTGTTGATGTTAGCCATAGTAACCGCCTGCTCTTTGGACAGTTCTTGTTTTACCTCCGCCAGCAGGTCTTGATTGATTTCACTCATTGTGTGACTCCTTTGTAAATATACCGCACTGGCATGACTGCCGGCGGCGTGCGTTAAATTTCCTGATTTGATTGGTTCGAACCCAGCCTCATCGTCGCGGCCGAGATTGACTACACTGATGTCAAATAATTCTTTAACCTCTGTCACGCGATAGGTTTGAGTTTCCTCATCGTAGTCTGGCTCGCCCATAACAAAGCCGATGGACAGACTGCTTACCGTGCCATCCTCAATGTGGGGTATGAGTTCGGCCCCTTTTCCCACATTGCGAATAAGCCCCCGCATCCACAGTCCATCACCACGATTGCTTAATGCCAAGACAGGCCCCAGTGGCAGATCATCCATATCATGTGACCACAAGAGTAGCGGCTTTTTAAGGTAGGTATCAATTACCGCCTGAGATATTGCTCCCCGGTCAATGATGTATTTTGGAAACCTCTGCGCGGGGAATGCTTTGTCATAATGGACGGCATAGCCTTCAATCACCAGCCCGTCGGACTGCTTATTCCCTATCGCAAAGGTCTGCGGTAAGGATAATCTAAACCGTTGTATGTTCATCTCGCCTTACCCTAATGCCGGAAGTTTATGCCGATGCGATAATGGATGCCGACAGTATCCTCGTCATTTTTTGGGGTAACTGTCATTTTCAGTCGGCCATATACTACATCTCCCAAGGGCGTTGTGGATGGAATAGCCGCCGTGCCACGAGCTATTTTAGTTGTCCCGACGCCAGCAGTAGTCAAAACAATAGTATCCAAGACCGTTTCGTTTGCGCGATAGTAACCACTGGTATTAGTCCCCAACATCGACTGCCATGCAGTGTAAAGCAAAATATAGAGAGTGTCTTTCGCAGTGTCGGCGATCTGCGCAGCCGCATCATCACTATCGAGTGCTGTGATGTAGGCTTCAGCCATTGCCGTAAACGAATTAACACCAGCCGCAGCCAATCCATCCCAATAAAAGATGGGTGCACCAGTGGTTCCCCCAGAAGTCAGGGAATCAGTAGTTGTCGCCGGATTAGCCGTCGAGTCAAGACCCGTAGCATCGAACGTGTACACGTTCGTATATCTCGGCCCGGCTATTCCCGGCGCCGCCAGCAGCAATACTAATGCGACTACCAACGGCAGGGATTTGATAATTCTCATGATCATACTCCTCATTGTTCCGCCGCCAGCACGGGAATAACCGTACAACGGCAATTGATTGTATTTTCAGCACTGCCCGCCGGATCTCCGGGGGCTTTTAACATCTCTCCACCAACCATAAAGGGCTGCCCAACATCAACGACTTGACCATCCGCCGCCGCGTGAGCCTCGCGCGTGCGCTCGTCGATGCTGGCTAACCACTCAATCTTCTCAATTCCGTTCTGTTGGTATGATTCAACGGCGGCCGCATTGGCGACGCTGGCCATTTCAGACCGCGCTATCAGTTCGGAGCGAGTGTACCCATATTCCCCATAGAGATCATTAATTTCCTTGATGAGTTGCGAATGCGACCAATTTTCGTCATAGGCGTCGGCCAAGACACGCTTGATGTCATCAAACGTGGTATCGTTTATGAGCTTGCTCCGGTTTATCTGTCCTGCGATAATCTCGGCAACGCGCGGATTGTTTACACTGAATGATCCCGCAATCCGCGCTCTCCGAAGAGCATCCACACCAGCACTTTTGACTATTGTTCTTAGTTCTGGCGATAAAAACGTTTCAATCTCATCATCTTCCGCACTCACGTTAAAAATATCTGTCGGATTATGTTTTTTCGCAAAATAGAGGGAGGCCATAAATCTACCACCACCAGTAACGGTGTTGAGTGCGGCCATCACCCTCTTACGCTGATCCCTGAAATAAATGCGCAATAAAGCTAAGTATTTGTCCTCGGCACGTTTGGTACTCGCATCAAAGGCAAAGCAATGAGATACCCTATCCATCGGACGCCGAATAAATGACTCAATTCCGTAGGATTGCTTTTGAGGATTTGATTGATCTTCGGGCTGTGTGGGTACGGCAGCAACCGCCGGAGGTTCATTACCCCAGGCCACCGCTGGTAATCCATCATCAGCCCGCAATTCGTTGATGGTGCGCAACCCTGAACGCACTTGGATAGATTCACGCTGGGCTTTCTGGAGAGTATTTTCCTGTAGGGCAGCGACCTTTGACGTGTCAAATTCTGTTTCCAGGTCATCGTCGGAATAGAAGCGATCAAGATATTGATGCTTAAGCGTCAGTTGAATTATTGAGATAAACGGAATATTTGTATTAACCCAGAAATTCTGCGCCTCAATCGTCGCGTTGGCATAACTGGCATATTCATCAACGCCGCCGATGGTCGGGGGCACGCCGAGAGCACCATATATCTGCTCCCGATTCATCTTGGTGGTATCGCCCGTCACCATGTCGGTGAGTGAGCGCGGGATGGATTTGACATCAATGCCCTGCGGCAACAGTGGCGATTTACCACCCTTTTCTATTCCGCCATGTGCGGCGTGCAGGGATTCGCTGAATTGCTTGCGCTGATCCTCACCTAATCCGGCAAGCGTGTTGTCAACAAAATATTGGTCTGACAGTATCCCTTCTTGGTATTTGTTGCCGAGAAGGGTCAGGGCATATTCGTTTGTGGCCAACTCTTCCCTGATTGGCTCAATCTTGTCCTTGCCTTCGAATGGTGTACGCATATGATAGAGTTTGAAATGGATAACGGCCTCTAAGGGCAGAGTAATCTCGGTGCTCTCAGAGTTTCTATATGTGTAACCAATTGGAATTTTCAGGTTGTTGTATTTGACCGTGATACATCCGGGAATCATCGGCCATATTGCCTGTGGTCTATTTCCCTTCAAATCAATAAACCAATACCCATTACCAGCCATTATAAGCGACTGAATGATGTGACGAATCATTTCATCGGTGCGGATAAGCGTGTTCGGCCTACGTAGCAGCAATGCCGCCTCGTGGTCGTCAGCCGGTTCGAATTCTTCATCGCCGCCAGTAATTATGCGGCGCTTTATTTTGATTGGTAGTCCCGCAATACTGTCTCCTATGACATCAATCGACCGGCTAAGATTCGGGTCTTTGCGATCAGCGTTGGCGACATTGAAGCCACCAAAGTCATACATATAGATTGGCGAATTGCCAACCATGATGATGCGTTGACGTATATCTGGATTTCCCAGACTGAAATGCTCTTCAACCCCAAGCCAATTTCTTAATCGTCTTTTTATATCCATCTAACCCTCGCGTCTCGTGCGCCAAAACCGGATAGTTTTGCGGCAAGGTGACAATACAGGTCGGCCAAGCGATGATGGTCCGCCTGCCCCCCCTCGTCCCAGACATAAGCCGGGGGTGTCCGCTCCTCATCGAGCATGCGTGTAGGGGCCATCATCTGTAAGAGAAACTGACCACCATCAAGACCGCGCCAATCAATGGGCATTTCTATCCGCTGTTCGAGATAGTCCGCCGTAGCCTCATCAAAGGCAACTGTGCGGTTTATCTTGATCGTTCGCGTGTCTTTGTTTATCTGTAATGTCGATAACTTCTGGTCGGGGTGAAACTCGCACATGAACCCCCCAGGGTTGGCCTTGATAAACTCTGCGGTCTTATGCATCTCAGGCCGAGCATCAATCACGTACATGCGACAATTGTATCTTTTGAGGACTGCGGCGGCCTCTTCGAAATTGGGGACAATGCCAATGAACACGGCCCGGCGCTTACTATTTATCAGTTGATCAATTCTAACGTGGAGCACCTTACCGACATCGATGCCGCCAGCGCAACCGTCACCCGAATGTGGCATGTGGTAGTCGGCCAAGACGCACTTGTCGATATCCGCCGCCGTCAGTTGATCACCTTCTCCGGTATAGGCTTCACCCAAAATGGAGTTCCAAAAACGTTGACGTTCAGTCTGGTCGGATAGGGTCTTTTGATAGGCCGCGTAGAGGTCAGCCATGCTCGCTTGTTTGGTGAATAACTGCGATATATGATAGCCAGAAATGGGGTTATCAAGATGCTCTGCGACCCACTCGCCGTCAGCATGGCGGTCAAGCGACTTGTGACAGTGCCGACAAACTACAGCCGGCTCAACGTCTGAAAACATTTTAAAGCACTTCCCCTCAGCATCAATCACATTTCCTATCCAGTCAAATTTCTGCCACTGTCCGCAAGACCCACATTTGATCATCCATTCTTTTGCGTCCGATTCAGCATATGCTTTGGAAATGCCATAACCGCCGACAGTTGGATTGCCGATAAATATTTTGATTGGTTTTCTGCCCGTCCGCTGCATGGCCGAGGCCATACGGTCGTCGACATACGATAGGTTTTTCTGATTGCAGTGATCTTTTTCGTCAACGACCACAGCCTGTATGGGAATCTCGGTAAAGTCAGTGATTGAGTTTGAATTAGCGAACTTAATAGTGCCCGCTCCAAGCTTCTTCAGCCGGACGTTATCGGTTGCCCCAACGCGGTCGGCATAATATTTTACCCGTGTCAGTAGTGGAGTAATGCGATTGAATACGAAGGAGGAACATTCTTTATCCCCAGGCAAGACATACATGACGGACAGGCCGCTCAGACTCAAATAGAATGTCTTAACCGTCGCCCATTCGCTGATGCCGCATTGCACTGATTTTTTGATGACTATCTCGTCGGCCGGATCGCGATAGATAGCATCCAGCCAGGGGGAATCATGGAACGTCATCGGCTGGCCAATACCAATTGAGTTTTTGTGCACACGAATAGCCAGATCAAGCACTGGCCATTTGACCGCGAAAACCCTCTGCTTAGTTTCGAGAGGGATCGAATCGGCCTTTTTCCGCAAGCCTCTGCAGGATGCCGTCATATTCGCCATCGACGCGTTTCCGTTCCTCATCTATTTCTTTGCGTTTTTCTTCTGATAATCCCTGATAAATGACCGTGTTGACGTTGTAGGTGTCGCCCAACCCGGGTTCTTTGGGAACCTTGCCTTCCACTTCAAGCAAGACACGCCCAAGCGCGGTTAGCTTGGACACAAGTTCGGGGAGGCAGGTCATCGTATATTCCGAGGTCAAGACCACACCAGGGTCTAAGATCGCTTTCGCCATTTTGATAAATGCACCCTCAAGAATCTCTCGCGTGGTTGCTTTTGCTTTAGCCAATCCCTGATTTGTCTTGGCCTCAGTCTTGGTTACAATCTTCTTGAGTCGTTCATCCCAGCCAAACAATCTGCGGACGCGGTAAATGGTGTCTCGCGACCGATTAAACTTGCGGGCCAAGTCCGATATTTCTCTAAGGCGCCCATTCTCACCGTCGCACCAATAGGCAAACATGGCGTTAGACTCGCGGGCAGTGACATGTGAATTTTTACCTCCGCGTGCCATTATTCTATCCTCTCGGCTTTCTCGCCGGTGAATTTTTCCCAGCGGGTAATGGCTACATCGCAATAGTGGGTATCAATTTCCATAGCAAAACAACGGCGACCGAGTTGTTGGGCGGCGATAATAGTTGTGCCAGAGCCGACAAAAGGATCGACTACACTTTTCCTTCCACTGTTCTCAATAGCTCGCACGCAAAGCTCTACCGGCTTCATTGTGGGGTGTTCTTCACTCCGCCGCGGACGAGGAATTTCCCAAACATCATCTAAATCGCGTCGGGCACAAAACGATGATTTCTTGCCCCATCCATACCATATGGGCTCGTAGCGTCTATGATATTTTGAGCGACCAAGGACAAATAAGTCTTTTACCCATATGATTGTGGCTGACCAGTGGAACTCATTACCGCGAAGGGCTAAATCAAGAGTTGGCCATTCCGAGGCTCCGAGCACGACGTAAATATCACCCGATATATGCGGTTTCACCGCCTTAACGAAACCATCCAGAAAAGCCCGATAATCCGCAGCTGAGAGGTCATCATTTTTTAAACCTTCTCTCTGGCGGTGGCGAGGATTTGAATCCTTCCCAATAGCGACATTCCAGGGTGGGTCGGTAAACATCATGTCAGCACTCCCCCCCCCCCATTAGCCGCTGCACATCTTTGCCCTTTGTAGCATCTCCACACAGCAACCGATGATTGCCCAACCCCCACAACTCGCCCGGCTTGCACCGTGCCTTGATATCACTGTCTTTTGGCACTTCGTCTGGGTCGGTTTTGCCTTCTTGTTTTTCCGTGCCTATAATGGCCGAGAAATCTATATCGTCAAAGCCGATAGCACCCGGATCATTGAAATTAAACTCAGTGCGAAGCTGTTTGATATTGGAATAGAGACCGTCCAAGTCCCACTCAGAATTTTCCGCCGTCTTGTTGTTAGCGATGTTGTAACTGAGAAACTTTTCGCGGTCATCCAGTTCGGGATTAACAATCACCGGAACCGTTTGTATAGCAAGTTTTTGAGCGGCGAGATAGCGACCGTGTCCGACGCAGATCAGATAATTTGAATTGACTTCAATCGGGTCGGCAAAGCCGTGACGTTTAATTGATTGAGCAAGTTTATCGAGATCGGCATTCTGGTGCTTGCGGGGATTTTGTTCAAACGGTTTTAACTTAGAAATAGGACAATTGAGGATAAACCGCTTCGCATTAGATACAACTGTGGTTTTGCGTACCGTTCCCATGCGCATAGCATGAGAATAGTTGAATAAAAAACCTATGACTTTTCAGTGATTTTTTGATTAAGTCGTTGAAAGACAAGAAGGAATTAGTTTAGAAATCTGGTGCGTCCAGCATGACTCTTTTCCCTTCTTGACTTTTTTATTTTCTCAACCGCCAATCGGATCTCCGCGTCCGGCAGAAATTCAATGGCATTGTCGAGCTTAATGTTTTGAGGTTCGATCAGCAAGCGGATTCGCTTGTAATTGTCCGATTCATAAACCGGCCAGTCAAAATCTTTTTGGTGTATCTCACTTCGGAGTTTGCGAAGATAACTGTTGACTATATCCTCGTGGCCGTGCCCAAGATCAAAGCGGGACATCCAACCGTCAAGGGTAACGATTCGAGCGGCGGCTATGCGGATAAGATAGTTAAAAGAAGTCCCCGATAATAGCCGGCTGTTCCCATTGATATAGACAACACTGCGGCGGCCAAGCATAGTTCCGGTTATGAGCAGTTTCGATATTAACATGCCATCAATCCTGCGACATTATCTCATTCAACTCGTTCTGCAAATCGGTTTTGAATTGTTGGATTTCATACTCACTCCTCCTTACTGGTTTACTGTTAATTCCTTCTGCCATATTTTTATTATCACGCCGGGCTGAGAGTCTGGGCTGACATATCGTTTGAGCGCGTGAGCATAAGAGACTATCTGGGCGTCATCAAAATACACTACATTTCGCAAAGCATCTTTGCAGCCCTTTATCAAATTGTCGAGGTCGGGCTTGACCGTGTGATGTGGCCTCTTTTTTGCCGACACTGACGGCGGTCGCTGGAAAATAAACTCAAACGACGCGACAAGGGGAATACCGGCAGGAAACATTTTGAAGTTAGTCTCACGTACTCGCCGTTGAGCCTCGGCATTGACCATCCTTTTCCAGTTGACCGATTTCGCCGGATCATAAGTCTTGACAAAATTACCCGTGCGTGCGAATCGCGGCCGCGCCTGTGCAACCGGATTGGCGTATATTCTGAGTTCAAAGATATCATGCGTCATTTTTTATTTCTCTTCCTCCACAGTCGGTTAATGGTTGAGCGATGTGCAAAGACTTGATCGGTAATATCATATCTGGGATTCAACATTATCGTGCCATCCTTACGAATCGACCGCTGAAAACCAATATAGATCCTACCGGAAAGTTCCGAATAACAGAAAACCGGTTTACGCTTCACTTTCATTTATGCTCCTTTTTCCATTCGGGGCAGGTTAGTAATTCGCCCAGCGAAAGGAATGAAGGCATAGTCTCACCGGATTGGGCGCGGTCGCAAAGAACCACCCTCTCCACATACTCCGCCCACGCCTCAAGGTCGGCGTATTCGGAGGAGATGGCGGCGACTACATTTTGGCGAAAGGCCGAGTGGCTCATTTGTCCTGAAACAAAAGACTCAACCATGTCATCTATTTTCTCCGCCGCCCGTTTCGCTCGTTCACTTGGCATCTTCGGCCTCCAGTTCTGAGAGAACATCTCTGGCTATTTGTTTATATTCGGCCGCCTGTGCTCCGTAATAACCCTCACCAGAGGCAATCCGTTTTAGTGCCGCCACCAGTTCGTCGTGGTGATTACAGGCGGTGACGATAAAATGGGCGTTAGCTTGTCCGATATAAAACCCATCGCACGTTCCTTTAATATTCAAACCAAAACTTCCCACATGCAAATGTCCATCTACAGATTGAATATTTATATCTCCGTATGTTTCCCACGGTGTTTTGGTATGTTCGGTCATATTATTCTCTCCTTTCAAATTGCCGATTGATGCGATAAAGACTCGAAGCGCACCAAGGCCTTATTAAACCGAAGGTCAATGTTTCCAGTATCCCCATCTCTATGTTTAGCAACCATGAGGTTAGTTTTACCGCGCAGGCTCTCTCGGTCTTCCATCTGCGCATCAAAGGACAGCAACTGTTCTGGTCTGTAGATTAGCATGACAATATCGGCATCCTGTTCTAAACTACCACTGTCCCGAAGGTCGGACAATACCGGCCCCTTCTCTGCTCGTCGGAGATGATCCCTACTCAGTTGAGACAAGGCCAATACCGGAACCTTGAAATCCTTAGCTATAGCCTTCAATTGCGCCGTGATATATGAGATTGTTTGGTTGCGATTTTCCCTGTCATGCCCCGGCGCGGTCATGAGTTGGAGATAATCCACACAAACAAATTTCACGTCTATTTTTCTCATCAGCTTGCGGAGCCGGCCACGAATGTCCATCGGGGCAAGTCCAGAACTTTCGTCCAGATATAGGGGTAGGGAACTAAGCTTAATCATAGAGTCGGAGAGCCGTTGCCATTGTGTATCGGCTATCGTATGTAGGATATCGTAAGAATTCATGCCGGCGCGAGACAGGAGCATGCGCTTGAATACCTTCATCCCGGACATCTCCAGGCTGAAGACCACTACGGCGTTCCCGGCGATTGCTATATTCTCGGAGATATTGGCCGCCAAGAGGGTCTTGCCTTGAGACGTACTTCCCCCCAAAAGAATAAGATCGGATTCCCTCAGGCCGCCGAGTTTGCGGTCAAGATCGGGAAAGCCAGTCGCCAAACCCAATAAACCACCCCCACGTTCCTGTATCTTTGAGATTTCCTCATAAACGTCCGGCAAGTATTCCCCAATATGCCGCAATCCAAAAGAGTCCTCAGTTTCCATAGCCAAAATCTTAGCCTCAAGATCATTTTTAATCTCGCGGAAGGTTCCATCTTTGCGATAGCATTTATCGATAATGGAAATCCCTATCTCAATCAGTCTCCTTAACTTGGCCTCTTCAAGAACGATATTAGCGTGTCTCTCAACCATTTGTGGTGTACCCGCGAACTGGGCCATATCAATAATCTTGTGGCGTTCTTCGGGATCGCATTGCATTTCAAGCGGAACACTAATCGTATCGATATGGCGGTTGTATTCCATCAGATTGAGCATGGCAGTAAATATCTCTTGGTGGAAAGGATCGTAAAATTGGTTTCCAGTCTTGAGTATGGCAATAGCTTTCTCGGCGGCTATGCCGGTCGGGTCAATCATCATAGCCCCCAATGTGGCTTGTTCAGCTTCGATGGAGTGTGGTAGAGTTTTCACATACCTCCTTTTCTTTTTTGATAGTTTCTAACCAACTGTTGATCGGGTGTAAGTTCAGGGACATTATCAACCATCGCCTTGTTTAGCCAATTATTAATAAAGCGCCTCCAGTCTTTTTTAGCTTTAGAGGGGTTAGCCGCAACCCAATTCAACATCTTCTGCTTTTCAAGATTAAGATCAACGTTTGGGTATTTTGATATACCCCTTTCGATATCTAATTTTATAGCAGTCCAAGCCTTTTCAATTCCATCTGTTGGGGTAGTGCTACTGCCTAAATAGGCAGTAGCTCCTATTTCTTTATATTCTTTCTTTTGAATAGTTTCTTTTGAGTCTGCCTGATTAGGCAGTAGCAAATTGCCTAAACAGGCAGTAGCGCTACTGCCTGATTGGGCATATGCCTGATTAGGTACTGCCTGATTAGGTACTGCCTGATTAGGTAGTATCCAGAGGTCATAATTCTTGTTGAATCCAGTACCGTGTCCGTTGCGCTTTATTATCCTGATTTTACGCAATTTGTTTAATGCCCGGCATATATGGGACGTGGAAATCCCTGTTGCTTCTGATATTTGAGACAATGGAATTTTGTCCTCTTTTTTCTGAAATCCGTAAGTTTTTCTGATAATAAAAAGTAGGGTCATCCACTCCGTACCGTTTAATTTTAATTGGCAGAGATGATCAAGTATCTCATTCGCAATCCGGGTGTATCCATCCTCAGTTTGTGGGTTCGCCATTTGTCGCTTCCATCGTAGAATTCCATCTCTTTATGGCCCCTTGTTCTCTAATATCCGGACATCCACTAAATCCGCAAGAATTACATTCCACCCAATAACCGCAAGGATCACCGACTACCAATTCGACCTCGTTAGAGCCACAAAGACACGGATTGAGATCGTGGTTTATCATAATCAACTCCATATTTTAAGCCCCAGTCCCGGCCTATGGTTAGTAGGTTTACGATGTTTGATGATCGTACCGGGAACTGGGGTAATTTTCTGAGATTGAATATCATAAATCTACTAACCATGCCCCATAATACAAAACCTCAAAACCAGAGTCAACAATTTTTTTCATTTTCTTACCAGCCGAACCGGATAGGTAGCAGGACAAGAATTATTAAAAAGATAGGGAATTATATACTTGACTCCCTTTCAGTGTTTTAGTGTATCTCTTTCCCTGATGTAATTTAAGGCATTCATTAAGTAATTTTCACCGTTTTTGAATCTACCCAACCCCGTATTGCAACTATCGCAAATAAAATCACGAATATTCCCTGTATGGTGGTCATGATCAGCAACTATCTTTGCTGTAACACCGACAATAGACCTTTTTCTGCATATAGGACATATAAACGGTTCGCCTTTTTTGGGCTTATTTTTTCCATTTCTTTGGCTTGCCTTGTTCTCGGTGCTCGTTTATCTATGTCTGTTCGACATCTACGGCACGAAGGCCTTCTTACAATTCCATGTAAGTTATTTTGATTCTTGTCATATTGTTCAATAGGTTTAAAACAATGACAAACATTGCATATTTTATAATCGTATTTGTCGCCTGTTTTTGTAACATCTATAGGTTTAGTATCAGCTTTTTGTACAGCATAAATGTTATCGCTGCCTATTAACCAAACAATAAAACTATCACCATCTTCACCTTTAACCAAGCCAACTGAGTCAATATCAAAATTCGTTTCAAGCCTCTCTTTAATATTGTCTTTGTAAAGATGTCCTCTCCCTTTGTGGCATACGACCCATTTGCTCATTTTATTCCTTTTAATCGTGTTTTAGCTATCTTTATATATTCGGCAGATATATCAACCCCAAGATATTTTCTATCGGTTAAAACAGCCATTTTACAGGTAGTGCCAGCCCCACACATCGGGTCAAAAATTAAATCTCCTTTGTTGCTCCACGATAATATGTGATCGTGGGCAAGCTTTTCCGGGAATAGCGCAGGATGTTGAAATGCTATTTTGTCAGATGTTGTCCCACCTAAACCAACGGCATATTGCCAGATATTTGTTTTCGTTTTTTCTGCTTTTAATTCTTTCAATACCTTCTTATTTATGCCGTCTGCTTTTTTGTTATGGACAACCATTTCAAATCCATTTCTGACGGTTTTATCTTTTATGGGATTAAAGGTTTTCGGGTTGCCTTTCGATAACACAAACATAAATTCGTAACAGTTTGTATAAGCGTTAGCCCTCATAAACGGTGTATTCCTTTTTTGATAAATCATTACATCGTGCACATTAAATCCCAGTTCCTGAAAATAAATCCCTTTCCTAAAAATGGTAAGACTTTTCCCCCCGTTGATTTTGTCACCAACCACCCAAACAACAACTCCACCTTGCTTTAGAACCTTGAATAATCCTTGCGCGATAGCAGAAAACTCGAATTTATACCCTTTGTAGTCTCGCAAGTTATCGTAAGGCGGCGATGTAATAACTAAATCAACACAATCGTTAGGCATTGCGTTCATAAATTCGACACAATCAGCAACATATAATCCGGTTAATTTTTGAGCTGCTGTTTTTTTCTTTTTCTTTTTCTTTTGCTTTTGTTGTGGACGATAAGCAAGGACTCTATCCGTTATCACATTAAGTAGCTTTTTCATTTATCTTCCTTTATCCCATTCCCCACTGTTCTACTAAACCTTGATTTATAGCCTTGAATGCCGCCCGGGATGCAGCGTCCAGCGTCTCCCACTGTTGCTGCACCGGTTGGCGGTCAATCATTCTCAGTCGGAGCGAGCCTATCTCGACCTCGACAGCATCACCGACACGGTAGAAGCGGATAGTGTGGCCTTTATAGACAATCGCCTTGATGAGCTTTTCACGTTTCACTGCATCCCCAATTCCAACTGATTGTTCTGCCGTCTTCGCCGCCGTTTAATGGGCTGAACGGCTTCATCATAATCACATTCACAATGTTCGCAGTATGCAGACTTAGAACAAATAGGGTGCTCCGGAGTTGTGGTAGATGCCAACGCCGGAGCTGTTGCAGGCACTGCGGCTGTGGATGCCGCATTTTCACAGGGTGCTTTCGTTAGACGGTAATAGAAACGGTTGTCTTCCTGTGACCAACGTTTTTCCCATGAATACCCGTCTGCCTTGAGTTCATGCAGGCGGCCGCCATAGCGATTACAAATCATCTGGAGATTGCATACATCAGTCCACGATCCGGGCATCTTGCCGTCAATCGGCATCAGGGCATCAAGAACCCTGCGGCGCATGCGTGGCATGGGTCTCATAGGTCGAGCACCCCCTGCCGCAGACGGTCAACCGCGATGCGGCAATACAATTCGGATTTGTCTATTCCTATAAACTGCTTGTGGAGTTGTTTGACAGCAAGGGCCGTTGTCCCAGAACCCAGAAATGGGTCACAGACAATATCGCATGGCGTGATTTTGATTATTTTACGCATTACCTCTATCGGCATCTGACACGGATGTTCTGATTTATCGGCGTCTACATTTTTAACTTGCTGAATATGCCACCAATCGTAAAGTCGGGCCGTTTCTCCATTGGCTATTCGTTTGGCAATGCGCCGGTCGGTTGGATTTTTGAAGGGCTGTCCGTCTGCGTCAAAACTTGGGATTATCCCAAACCAACAGATACCACGCCATTGCCGTGGGGTATTTGCGTTGTAGTTCCACGACACCATTTTCGATGGCAATTCCTCTATAAGCCACGAAACACGAAATAGGTTTTCTGGATAATCAATAATAACACTTGGGACACGACAGGACAGACGAATCAATTCGTCATATTCTTCTTCGCTTAAATCGTCGTCATGTTTGTCATAGTGGTATCCGATATTAAAGGGTGGGTCTGTTACAATCGTAAGTGTCGGAATCTTGGGCAGAATATCCAGACAGTCCGCGCAGTATATCACGCCCGCGTCTTCCCTATGAAAAGGCGTTACTCCAATAGCGTCGATGATTGCGTCTAATTCCATACCCGCGCCCTTATCTTCCTGCCGACCCACGCGTAGAACGCGCAGACAAACCAAATGCCGGCGATTAGGTCGAACGTAGAAGCCACTATCAGCCCCGCCGTGATTATGTCACTTTGCTGGGCGAGGGTCATTCCCGTTCCACCCCCATCAGGCGGTCAAGACTAAAAGCATCACGACCAAAGTCGTCCCAAACATCTGTCTCAACCTCATCGAAACAGGCATCGAGAAGAATAGAAATATTCCGAACATCTATTAATTCATACATTAATTCTACAGCGCTTAAAGAACATCCTACTTGGTATTCGTCTCTGGTGTCTCTTAACAACAACGACCATAATCGTACCGTTATCGGCCACTTTTCTTTCGTCCGATAGACCTTATTATCAATAATTATCAATATGACCATCCGTTACTCCTTATTCGGGAAATTCAATGAAGATTCTAAATAACCCAATTTGCGAGCCATAGTATCGTGGGCCATTGCAGCCACCCCTTCATTCATCGGGTGTTGAGAATACTTACCAGACAATCGTATTGTTTTCATTTCTCACCCCACACTTTCCTAATTACGTCGTTTACGTCCAACCCATACAACCGACAGAGTAAAACCATTTCGTGGGCGGTGATGGGACGGTCGGCGGATTCAACAGCCATTAAGCGAGTTATCGACCAGCCCATTGTTGATGCTATACTCGACGCTGAATAGGCCATTACATCACCACCACTAAATAAGTCTAATCGCTTGCCACGTAGAATTTGCCCCAACTCCTTGTCGTACTCATTTGATTTCATAATCACCCCTCCTTTAGCCTGCCCGCTATTCACCCTCTACCCAAGTCCAGATGGCAAGAACAATCACGGCCAGAAAGAGATATCCAACAATTCCCAGTGTCCAGCTGAGTTCCCAATATGTCATGGCTTTGTAGGCTATGGCCGCACAACCGCCGAAAACGATTAGCATCTTGCCGAGCATACTATTTTTGTTTGCCATATTATTCCTTTCAGTGGGCGGAGAGTGTTGCGCTCCCCGCCCGTTATGGCGCGACAAAAAGGAGAAACGCGCCAGTGCTTTGCCGAGTCCGCCAGATAGTCTAAGTTACACAACCTACTGTTTTGGTTTAAACGGGACTCGGCCTGATTTCAAAGAACTACTGTCCTATCGCCGCGATGATGCCCACCAACATGAACAGCGCACAGGTTGCCATACCGCCGAAGACGATGATCAGTACGCCGATGGCGATGTTCTCAACTGTGTTCTTCATTGTCCGTAATCTCCAATTTGATTTCAATAGCCTTACCGTTGTCGTGGTTATTTTCAAGATCAAATGACTCTGCGGAGTTATTACATTTGTCTAACCCAATAACGTCAACGATTCGATAGGTATGTCCCTTAAGTGTCTCCAGCAAATCCATAGAGACAGATATTTCAATCCATCCGACAGAAGGATATGCGTTCGAGGCGTAACGATATTTACCTGTAATCCATACACTGTCAATCATCGCGCCCTCCCCCCTATGTCATCCGAGCCGACAATTTTCATCGGCGCAACCGGCGTGGAATCGGTTTTCGGATGTATCACCAAAAAACCCGATTCAACTTCTCTGATTATTCCATCCTCACCAGCAAGTTCTTTGGCTTTTTCTTTCATGGTGTCAACATCTTTTGGTTCAACATATTGAGGCGGATTTGTCGTAATATGAAGTTCACCATCATTTGTGGTCGTGGCGCTTATTGGTGAGTCATCCTCGCGCTTATCCACTATAACATTGACCAGCTCGGAGATGCCGATACCATTCTCGGCTGCCCCGATCCGGTGAACCCGCACGTAGTCGTGTCCCTCTATGTGCTCAGCCCTTATACTTACCGTGAAATCATGGCATTCCAACTCCATGAATAACCCCGAATTCTTTGTGCCACACCGTTGGGCCGCCGGTGCACCATACCGATTGAATATCCTGCCGGTAAAATGCGTAGCGCGGTTTTCGGTCGGACGCTTAGCTTTCTTTTTGAATGGGTTGAACATTATTTCTCCTCTTTCGCTTTTTCGATTAGGACGTTAATTTCCCCAACTGACTCTCTAACAGATATTTTCATTTTTAGAGAGCGCAATTCCACAGTCGTGCATAAAATCTCTTTGTCCGGGTAGACAGATTTCCACCACTCGGTCATTCTCCCAATGTGTTCTATGTCCACCCAAAACGGTTCGTCAGTATCAAAAAGGGTTAGTTTGATTGACTTCACTTTTCCTCCTCGGTTGGATTCGGCTCAAATGCCGACAGAATGCTATCGGGTATAGGTTCGTCTAATTTCTTACCAAGCCACGTGATGAGTTCGGCGGCGGCACTGGCTGAAATAGTGGAAGTCTCCGAGGCCATTTTCTCTAAAATCTTTTTCCACCAACCCAAGTCCAACGCTGGCCGGAATTTTATCATCCTGTCAATAGCAGTGATTTGCTTGTCGGTGATTGTGCCATTAATAGGTGAGGGCTTTTGCCCTTTTGGCTCTTCCGGTAAGTTGGAGGGTTTATCTTGTGTGGTAGTTTCGTTTTTCTCATCACGAATAACACCTTCCATTTCCTCGACGGGTGTCGGCTTGAATCCGGCAAGAACTACAACCCAACGGAAAGCCAGGCTGAGAGTTTTTACAGAAGCCCGCGTCTGAGACATACTGCATAACTGGAAGCTCGGAACAGGCTCATTCCCGATTAGTTTTCTTACCTTCTTAGGAAAGGGTTTTCCGGTTTTCTTGCTTTTTTCCCAAACAATATTATCTTTACCGGGATCATCCACTGATTCCGTCCCGTCTTTGCAGACGTAAAGGTATGCGTACTTTGGTCTGGTTGACCACTTCTCTTCGTCATTTAAGCACATGGAACTTGCGGTACAAACGCGACGGCCAGTAGGAAAATGAATTACTTCTGCGGTAGCCTTCCATCCCCGTGCATTCCCAACTTGGACTTCCTGCACAGAAGATTCTATAACACTGGCGGTACAACCATATAATTTCGCCACCGTCAACCAGTCTTCGATTTCGAGATATGGTTCACCGTTTATGATTAACTTGTTCTTCTTTTGGTTATAGACACTCATTAAAGTATTTGCTGCAAGGCGCGCTTCCTCAAGCACAGCCGCTGGTGCTCGCGCTACTGATAACTCCATTGAGTTCGATATTACTTGCACCTCACCCGTAGTTGCGTCGATTCTTTCACCTTCACTCATCACATTCTCCTTTTTTTGGATACCCATGAGCCGCCTTTTCACAGGCCAGCTCATCGGCTTCTCTCTCTTCCTGTTTCAAAATTGCTTCTTCCGTATCAGCACGGAGCCGGTTCGTAATGTCCTTCAAGGTGCGACCGTAAATGATATGTCCCATTTGCCATTGAGACTCGAATTGATACTTATATCCGGCTGCCGTTTTGTAGGCATTGGTTACCGGCTGAATGAGACTTAAATCGATGGGGACTTCATGCTTCTTCATTGGCTTTTTCCTCTATAAGAGTCCACGCACCATCTTTGAATAGGTACGGCTTATTAGCTTCCACCTCTGTGATGATCCTCACAGCACGTTTCCAAATACCATTATCAAAATAATAGTTGGCTTGAACTGTGTTTTCTCCGGCTGTCTGGGTCGAATTCCCTCCGGCTGTCTGGGTCGAATCATCTCCGGCTGTCTGGGTCGAATTCCATCCGGCTTTCTGGGTCGAATCATCTCCGGCTGTCTGGGTCGAATTCC